TCAAATGACAGCTTACCAAGATTATTCTTAACAAAGGTAGCATCTTCTTCTGTCCACCGTTTATTAGCTATTTTGTTTCTAATCATATCTATAGGAGTCTAAGTTAAGAAAACAATATCTAAACATCCTTCAGAAACAGCACATGGTTGTACTGGAGGTCAAAACTCAAAATCGTTGTAGCTTCGGTTGGATGAATGCGCCCAAGTTGAACCTGAACGTATATCCGTAGAGCTTCGTGTAATAATCGAAGTTCTCGCTCTGAAAGGTCTTGTATGGAGAATTTTCCCCAGTTATCTTTATCTATAAACATTTCTTTCTTAGATATTCTGTCAGCCCTTGCCTGATTTTCTTTCGTACTGATGGGGTTAATTTTAACTTTTGATTAGGAGCCTTGTGAGAAAACTGAAAAGACATTCTAAAACCCATTTTGCGGATAGCCTTTTTTCTAACTTTTCTAATGCTGGTCATAGTTATTCAAATTTAAGGTCATACAATTTGTTTCTTTCCAGTGAGCTACCAAAGACTCCTACAAGGTCCCCATCTTCTTTATTTTCTCTCCATTCAAAATCAGTAGAGAAAGCCTCTCCTTTATCATTCCAAATAATACCTTCATTTTCAAGGTGACCAGTTACTTGACGAACATTCGAATGGTTTAGTTTCATCTCGTCGATTACGATACCTAAGTTTAATGCGTCAATTGCTTTTTCAAATTCCTTTGTTTTCATAAGATTGTTTTATTTGTTTTACATTCTTTTTCCGTAGAATACTGAACATACTTTTCAAGTAAGTTACAGTAAATACCATTTATGCACATGCGATGAGAATCGCAGTGTAGACATTCTCTATGCATCTGGGAAGAGCTCGTGTTCGGGTATGTTAAGATAGTCTGAGATTACCTTTCTCTTCTGTGGGGCTGGAGTAAAGTCGCCCCTTAACCATCTATAGACAGTACTTTCATTAACACGGCATAACTCCATTATCTTTGATATCTCTTCTTTGCGCTGATTAGGAAGAGAATATATGTACTCTTTGAATCTCATTTTTATTTTTTTATATTCTTTTTATTGCGCCCTCGATATATTTTTATTATTTTCGTGGCGCAAGTAATACTTGCGTAGCGCAAAGGTCTAACATTTATTTGAAATAACAAAATAAATGAGAGATTATTTCTCTCATTTATTAAAAAATAATGAAAATGGAAGAAGAAACTATTACTAATCGCATCGTTCAATTGATGGACAAAGAAGGGCATACGATAAATACGTTCGCTCGAAAATTGAATATATCTTGGACTTCGGCTAATAACATCATCACTGGTCGCAACGCACCTAATTATGAAACTATAGTTAAGATTTTAACGAGTTTTGAAAACATTGATGCTAACTGGTTGATAATGGGGCAGAAAAGAGGAGAAGAAACTAATGAGGATAAACTTTATTCTGTTATTTCTATGCAACAGAAAACCATAGAAAATCAACAGAGAACAATAGACCGATTAACAGCGAAACTCGTAGAAAACGTATCTGAAGACTCTGTTAAAAAAGTGGCGAATGCCGTATAATTAAGATGCGCCTTAGAGGTGTTTAAGAGTGTTTTTACGGTGTTTTTATTCAAACATTTTAATTAAAAAATCACTCAAATGTTTGATAGCGAAGACAATGTAAGATTTATATTGTCGGTGAAAACTCGGTGAAAATTAACTAAGAACTAAAAATAGCCCTATTGAATATCAGCAAGTTAGAAATGTAAAAAATAAATCTGAAATCTGGTCATCCCGACTAATTTAAGACAAAGATACTGACTTACAGATTAATATCTGTGGTCGGTGGTAAAGTGGTCGGTGAAAACTCGGTGAACTTTACTCAATTTAGATAAAATAGTATTCAATAGGGCATTTCACGCAAAAAGTTGAGAAATGTCAAATAAAAATTTTTCTTCAAAAAACAGACAAACGGCTATTAATGAGATTGTAGGATGGAAAACACCTAAGTTTCATCAAGCCTCTGAATGTTATGTATCTCTTTCTGCATTTGACCCAGAGAGAGGGAAGTTCCGTATAAAGAAGTTTATGCTCGACCATGTCAAAGGTAAGCGTAATCAGAGAGAGTATGGAGAAGCCCTTATAAAAAGGTTGACTGAAAAACTTATGCAAGGCTGGAACCCATGGGTGGAACTCGTACAACCTCTTGAGTACACATCATTCGATGATGCGTGCACAAAGTACGAGGCTTATCTATTCAAACTCCTTAAGGAACACAACATGCGTGAGGAGTCTGTTGTTTCGTATTGCAGTAGGATTAAGATACTGAAAGAGTGGAAGGAGAAGCAGAACGTCAATCTGTATTACACTTATCAATTCGATAGCAAGATGGTAGGGCAATTCTTAGAGTATGTTTTTGTTGATAGAAACAACACGCTGCGAACAAGAAACAATTACCTCTCCTGGATTAAGACGTTCTGTAAGTATCTATTGGAGCGAGGCTATATATCTTCAGACCCTACAGAACACTTTTCTGTCGTGCAGCGTCGAGGTCAGCTTAAGAACCGCGATGTTATTCCTGATGACGTCCTGGAGCGAATAAAAGGGTGGTTGATGAAACATAACAAGCATTACCTGCTTGCCTGCTATATCCTACATTATTTATTCGTGCGACCAAAAGAGATGAGTTATATTAAGGTAGGAGACTTTAATATAGCAAAGAAAACATTGTATCTTCACGGTTCAATAGCAAAGAATCATAACGATGCTCTCTTAACGCTTCCTGATCATGTCATTAAATTAATGATAGACCTGCGCATCTTCGATAGTCCAGGACAGTATTTTCTCTTTAGTAATGATTTCAGACCAGGAAAGGAACGACGAACAGAAAAGGCGTTCAGAGATTACTGGAGTCGTTATATCCGTACGAGCTTGAATCTGACTGACAGATACAAGTTCTACAGTCTCAAAGACACAGGTATCACGAATATGCTGCGTGCGAACACCGATATACTTACCGTGAGAGACCAGGCACGACATTCATCGATATTGATTACAGACATATACACTCCCAAGGATATTCAGCAGGCTAATCAACTGCTATTAAATTACAAGGGAGTGCTTTAATCCTATTAAAAGCAGGGCTGTAGGATGGATATTTCTCGTCCTACAGTCCATCTTTCCTACAATTATGAATATACAGAACATCCTTCGTGAGCTTAGTAATGAACTAAAAGGGCATAATGCAATAATACAGATACAAGTAGATGGGCAATACGTTATCAAGCACATTGGTGACGTCAACAAATTGGTCGACAACCCTACTCTGATTGCATACAAGGAGGATAGTTCTTTTCTCGACTGGATGGAAGGTGAGATTGATAAGGAAACATATACAGCTGGGACGATTGCGAATCATAAGGCAGCATTAGCGGTTCTAAGACGATTTAAGGAAGATATGACCTTTACGCAGGTTGATTACAAATGTATATGTGATTTCGAGAACTTCTTGAAAGGTGCTGGATATGCGATAAACACCATTGCAAAGTTTATGAAGATTTTTCGTCGATTCGTCAATCTTGCTATCGACGAGGAACTGATGACAGTCTATCCTTTTCGTAAATATCACATCAAGACGGAGAATGTTCAGAAGCAATCGCTGACAGAAAGAGAACTGAAGAGGATAGAAGATAAGGAGGAGAAAGAAGAATTGACAGATGAGGAAAGAAAGGTAGTTAAAGGTTTTCTATTCAGTGTCTATTCTGGTCTTCGCTTCTCTGATATTGTGCAAGTAACTAAGCAGCACGTTAAGAACATGTATCGGAATAAATGGGTTGTGATGCGTATGCAGAAGACAGACCACGAGGTACGAATACCTATCTCTAAGATGTTTGGAGGCAAGGCAGCAACAATGATACAAGAGAACAAAACCACTACTGGCAAGCTGTTTCAACTACCTTGTAACGCACGCTGCAACTTGATACTGAAGCGTGTGCTTAAACGATTCAACATACATAGGCACATTACTTTTCATTGTGCCAGGCATACGTGTGCAACAGTGTTGCTGAGTAAGGGAGTGAGCTTACCTATTATACAACACATATTAGGTCATCAGAGCATAAAGACAACGCAGGTGTATTCAGCGGTGAAAGATACAACTATTAACAAGGAGATACGAAGAGCGTTTAGGTAAAGGTTCCATCGGGACTATCTTTGCAAATCGTACTATAAAAGGGTTTACTGAGCTTCAATATTTCACGTCACTAAGAAAAGAA